TCGCAGGAATTTGCTAGTGCAAATCCCGGATACGAAGTAGACAACCAAACAAACGAAGGATGTTGGAATTGCAGCTCTTGCAGCTCTTGCCGCTCTTGCAGCGATTGCAGCTCTTGCAGCTCTTGCCGCTATTGCCGCTATTGCAGCTCTTGCCGCTATTGCAGCTCTTGCAGCGATTGCAGCTCTTGCAGCTCTTGCAGCTCTTGCAGCGATTGCAGCTCTTGCAGCGATTGCAGCTCTTGCAGCGATTGCAGCTCTTGCAGCTCTTGCAGCGATTGCGAAAAAATCGAAAACCTGACGGCAGCGGAAAAAACAAAAGGAGAGAAGCCCGTTTTTGTAATTCCTAGAATTGAAAATATTCACCAGAAAGTTCTTGATGCCGTCAGCAAACCTGATGCTTTGAATATGGAAAGCTGGCATTCCTGTGACACAACACACTGCCGTGCGGGATGGGTTACGGTACTGGCCGGGAAAGAAGGAAAGGAGCTGGAAGATAAAACCGATACAGCCTTCGCAGCAATGCTGATTTACCGGGAATCCAGTCCTGTTGAAGTTCACCTGCACCAATTCTTTAAAAACAATGAGGACGCGATGGAAGATATTAAGCGCTGTGCCGAGGAGGAATCTAAATTGCAAAAAGCTTAATCACCATGGGACAAATCAAAAAAGCTACCGTAATCGCGACAGGCGAAAAAATTAAAGTGTATAAACTCAATGGAGGAAGATGGCATGACTACGATTCCCAAGGATCGTTTCCTCCTTCAGCTCCAAAATCAGGCAAGCGCGAGTTTTCTGATCATGAATTAAAATTTGAATCATGAACGCACAGCAGCAACTCACAATCCCATTCTCCGAAGATCGCGCAACACAGATCTACCTGGCAAGGGTGGAGAATAAGAACAGGGCTGAATCCAACTGTCACAAGCTCCTTGCATTCTGGCAGAAGAATAACATGCAGATCGATAAGTATTATGCCGGCACCGTGATGGGAATTGATTGCCTTTCTCAGCGGGTTGCGAATCTTAATAAAGCCGGTGTGAAAGTGAAAGCTGTTATTCGTTACGATTTAGGAGAGAAGCAAGCTAGGTACTGCCTGGAATGTACTTGCGGAAATGCTCAGTTCAATGGTTGCTATTTACACGATGCTGATAAGCGGGTTGTATGAACCGTTTTCTCCAGCGCCATCGGGAGCTTTCCGAAGAGATTGGAGTAAAACGAGAAATGATCAAATGGTTTATGGAGAATAATGCTCAGTGGCTTGCAAAACAAATTGAAAAAGATATCGACAGGATGCTGTTCATCCAGCTGTACTGTGAAACAAAATCACTGCAGCTATTCCCGGACGAATCGCATTTTTTAATACTGAAATCGAAAGCATGAAACGAGTCCTGTATAAAAGTAAAATGAAGTCGCTGAAAGTGACGGAAGCTTTTATCTATCCCAACTCCATGACCCAGGCGGCATTCTTATGCAGCAATTATTCTAAAGATGGAAAGGTATTCTATGCAGAACAAATTGAGCATATCGTAATAATCAGAAGAATTCGATGAACCAGATTGTAAAGGGCAGAAACCAGTTCGAGATCAGCTTCCAGTACCGGCAGTTTATTGTTGATGCACTGAAGCGTCTTCCTGCTCGCCGCTGGATGGCTGATAAAAAATGCTGGGCGGTGCCGCTTACCTATGCTTCCCAGGTGGATGAGTTCGCAAAGAAATATCACTTCGCATACATCGACCAGAACAATCCACACCAGGAAATAAATATGGATCCGCTTCCACCCATGCCGGAGCTGACCACGGTGATTGATCTGAAGGAAGAGCTTTTCCCATTCCAGAAACTTGGAGTTGCTTACGGCCTTGAGAAAAAGAAACTGATCATCGGGGATGAACCTGGTCTTGGTAAAACGGCTCAGAGTATTGCCATCGTTCAGGGAGCAAATGCTTTCCCGTGTATTGTAGTCTGTCCCTCATCGCTGAAGATCAACTGGCAGCGGGAATGGGCTAAGTGGACAAAGCGCCGGGCCTTGGTACTTGATGAACGGATTGTTAAGAATTGGAAATACTGGAACAGCGGAGTGTACAATGTGGATGTGGTGATTGTGAATTATGAATCCCTGAAAAAGTATTTCGTACACAAGATGCCAGCCTCCGGCAAATCCGTCCGATTGAAAGATATTGAATTCACCGACTTCAAAGACAATTTCAAAAGCATCATCATCGATGAGAGTCACCGGGTAAAATCATTCAGTGCGCTTCAGACAAAACTCACTCGCGGCATTGCAGAAGGAAAAGAATTCCGTCTGGCGCTTACCGGAACGCCTGTCTTAAATAAACCTTCGGACCTGTGTGCCCAGCTGGGTATCATCGGAAGGCTGAACGATATTACCGGTAACATAAAACCATATCCCACTTTCATTACCAGGTACTGTCAGGGAGGAAACGGATCCTCCAATTTGAAGGAGCTGAACTATAAACTGAACCAGCATTGTTTTTACCGTAGGGCGAAGGAGGAAGTGCTGAAGGAACTTCCTGCGAAAATGCGCCAGGTGATACTTTGTGATATCAATACCCGTAAAGAATACAACGATGCTATCCGGGATCTGGAAGTGTACCTAAAGCAATACAGGGAGGCCACCGATGAGCAGATCGCACGTAGCATGCGCGGTGAGGTCATGGTGAAAATCGGTGTCTGTAAATCGATCTCTGCACGCGGGAAGATCAAAGAAGTCCGGGAGTTTATTGACGACACGATTGAGGCAGGTGAGAAGCTGATTGTATTTGCACATTTGAAGGAAGTATTTGCAAAGCTGATGGAGGACTATCCGGATGCTGTTACCGTTCGCGGGGATGATTCCATGAGCGACCGGCAGGTTTCTGTTGACCGCTTCCAGAATGATTCTTCCTGCAAACTGATACTGTGCTCGATCAAAGCTGCAGGAGTTGGCCTCACGCTTACAGCCAGCTCCCGGGTTGCGTTCATTGAACTTCCCTGGACTGCTGCCGACTGCGATCAGTGCGAAGACAGGGCACACCGTATCGGGCAGCAGGACTCTGTGATGTGCACATACTTCCTGGGAAGTGAAACGATCGATGAAAAGATTTACAAGATCATCCAGGAGAAACGGGAAATGCACAACCAGGTCGTTGGCAACGTGGGAGAAATTGAAACCAGCACCATCAACAAACTGATCGACTTATTTAATCAACCTAAAATGGAGGAAGCTTTATGATCTACTTTATCGATTTATTCTGCGGTGCAGGTGGCACTACGACCGGAGTTGAACAGGCAATCCTTGACGGAAAGAAAGTTGCCCAGGTGATTGCATGCATCAACCATGATCCGGGAGCGATCGCATCCCACGAAACCAATCATCCGAAGGTGGTGCATTTCATCGAGGACATCCGGGCTTTCGATGTTTCCAGGTTAACACAGCTAGCTGCAAAGATCCGAGCCACGGATCCCGATGCTGTGATCGTTCTGTGGGCTTCGCTCGAGTGCACAAACTTTTCAAAAGCAAAGGGTGGGCTACCCCGCGATGCTGATTCCAGAACACTGGCTCTTGATATGTACCGCTATCTCGATGCGATCGGACCAGAGTATTTCATGTTCGAGAACGTGGAGGAATTCATGTCCTGGGGTCCGCTGGATGAAAACGGGAAACCGGTCAGCAAGGATCAGGGCAGTGACTATGTGAAGTGGTGCAACCACATCCAGAACATGGGATATAGTTATGATTACCGTAAGCTGAATTCCGCTGACTTCGGAGCATACACTTCCCGCCGTAGGCTGTTCGGAATTTTCGCAGCTTCAGGAATGCCGGTCGCATGGCCGGAGCCGACACACGCGAAGAATCCAAAGAAGGAAGGAATGTTTGGACAGCTCGAAAAATGGAAAGCTGTGAAGGAAGTGCTGGACCTGGACGATCATGGTAAATCAATATTTAATCGCAAAAAGGATCTGTCAGAAAAAACGCTGTCGAGGATCTATGCCGGGCTGATCAAATATGTTGCAGGAGGGAAAGAGCATTTTCTTCTCAAATACAATTCCATCAACAAGGAAACAGGTAAGCATATTCCACCTGGTATTGATGAACCATGTCCGGTGATCGCAGCTCAGGGAAGGCTTGGAATTGTGAAGGCTCATTTCATCACAAAGAACTTTTCAGGGAAGCCAGCAGGAAAATCTATTCCTATTACTGGTCCGGCCGGCACCATCATGACGGTGAACAATCAGGCTTTAAATACAGTGCAGTTCTTAAAACATTACTACACGAACAGCGGGACGGATTCAGATATCAACAAGCCACATCCTGTGATCAGAACAAAAGCATGCAGCAGTTTAGTGACTTCACAATTTATAAACCGGGACTTTTCAAATGGTGGTGAATCTTCCAGCATACAGAATCCTGCAGGAGCTGTGATGCCTTCGCCGAAAATGAACCTGGTTACTGCCAAGCCTTTCATCATGGACACGCAGTTCAATAATGATCCTGCCTCCATTGAGGAGCCTTCCAGAACTATCACAGCTGACCGGCATCATCACTACCTGGTCAATCCGCAGTGGAATGGTAACGGTGGATCTATTGAGGATCCGTGCTGCACCATCATTGCCCGTCAGGATAAAGCACCGCTGTATCTGATCACGATCAACGAGGGTGAATACAACATCCCGGTGTATGAAGGTGATTCGGAAATGACCGTGAAGATTAAAGAGTTCATGGCAATGTACGGGATCAGTGACATCCTGATGAGGATGCTGAAAGTGTCGGAGCTGTTAAAAATTCAAGGCTTTCCTGCCGGCTATGTGCTGGTAGGATCACAGGCTGATCAGAAAAAGTTCATCGGCAATTCCGTGGTGCCGCTGGTCGCACAGAAGATCATCGAAGCAATTTCACTCTCGCTCACAACATTTGAAAAAACAGAAGCAGCATGACACCAAACTCCTCCTTCCTTCTCACCATCGCCATCGTGGCATTCTTCATCATCGTGCTGCTGACCATTGGAATATTCATCTACCTGGCAACACGGCTTGAATCCTATCCCGATCGGGGAATGGTGCGCTGCGGGAAACACAAATGCTGGTACTATCCGGAGCTATTCTGTAGTAAATGCATGCAAGATAACAGTGAATATTTTAACGAATAACAACCAACCAAAAACGAAACCTGACAATGGCTAAAGAGCTTCCTTACTTCCAATTCGAACCAGCGCAATACCTCACCGGCTCCATACAATTCTGCAGCCTCGAGGCGCAAGGATTATTCACCAACATCAAAGCGATTTACTGGCAGCGCGATTGTGAACTATCCCTGGACCAGATAAATAAAAAATTCGAAAAGCCGGCGCTGCTTCAGGAGCTTATTGATAATAAAATAATCAAGGTCAATGGCAAAATGATCACCATCGATTTCCTGAAAAAGCAGTTAAAATCCGCCATCGAAATTTCCAAAAAAAGGAGCGTTTCTGGTAAAAATGGAAACAAAAAAAGGTGGGGTGAAAATCCCAAACCTGTCGCAAGTGAATCGCAAAGTGATCGCAAAAGTATCGCTATAAAAGAAAAGAAAAGAAAAGAAAAGAAAAGAAAAGAAGATAATATAAAAGGATTTTTTGTTTTTAAAAAACCAAAAGTGATTGAAATTGAAAATTTTTTGTTGGAAGGAAATGTTGAAGTCGAGGTTGAAAAAATAAAAGATCTGGCCGCGGGATTTTTTGATCATTATTCCGCCAACGGCTGGCTGGTCGGAAAATCAAACGCCCCGATGGAAGACTGGAAGGCAGCAGTCAGGAACTGGATTAGGGGTGAAAAAAAAATTAAAAACCAAAAAGTAACAAATCGTAACAATGGAACAAGCAATTCAAGTTCAGAGAAATGCGGAGCAGTGGCAAAAGGATCTTTGGAGCAATACATGCGCCGTCCGATCGCAACTAAGCCTAGCAGAGACAAGGGTAGTTGAAGCGCTCACTTCCGATTTCACAATCGGAACGCTGAGTAAAATCGATCCGGAAATGGCACAGCTCAAGTTCAAGCAGACCATTGCTGCGATCATGGTCACAGCATCGATCCGGTCCGAACCACCAGATGAGGTTTTTGAATCGGTTTTGTGGGAATACTTCGGGACATACCTGAAGGGATTCACTTTCGAGGATATTCGACTGGCTGTACTGATGAATGCCGCAGGAGAATTATCAACTCGCGTGGAGCATTACCAGCTGCTGGACATCAACTTCATTTCCCAGGTGATGGAATTTTACCTCACCAAAAAAATCGAAGTGAAAAAACGTGTTCAGGCTCTTATTCCTCCACCGCCACCACCCAAAGAAGAAACTCCAGAGGAATGTTACAACGGGCTGGTGAGCTACCTGAAGAAGCACGATGGTGAATTCCCGGAGTACTGGGCATGGAGCAAAGTTTACGATCACATGGAGGACGCCCTGATGATTGAAGTTACCAACCAGGTTAAATGGGAACTGTTCGAAAGCATTTGTGAAAGACTCGAGAAGCAACTTTCAGCTCGCCAGTTCGAGCTGTCCACCAAGGAATATTCATCCGAGCTTTCACGGATCGATGATGATGCAAAACTGGAATGCCGAAAACAAATGATTAAAAAATTCATCAAGTGGCAATGAGTAAATCCAAACCGTGGACCATGGAAGCGATCCTGCAGAAGCAGCTCACTGTAACCGGTGGAGCCGGGAAGATAATTTATCCTGGGCCCGTTGGAAATGTCATCGAAGCGCCGAAACCTTCCAAATACCGAAACCAGAAGCAGCTTCGCGATGGGATCCTGTTCGATTCGATCAAGGAAGCTGACCGGTACCAGGAACTGAACCTGATGCAGCGCTACAAGCAGATCCACGATCTCAGGTTACAGGTCCGGTATGACTTTGTGATCGGCGGGATGAAAGTCTGCTCCTACGTTGCTGATTTTGTTTACACGCTCGCGGGGAAGGAAATCGTCGAGGATGTGAAGAGCGATATCACCCGAAAGAACCGGGCATACCGGATCAAATGCAAGCTGATGAAAGCAATATTCAACATTGAAATCAAGGAAATATGACCAGAGAAGAAATCGAAACCGGAAACCAGCTGATCGCTGTGTTTATGGGCGAAAAGCTCACCAGGACAAGAGGGGCTGGATGGGTCCCAGGTGATTCTCCCAGAACCTCGAAGCTGCTAAGCAGGGAAGATCCTGTTAATTTTTATTACGACAGCGACTGGAATGCGATCATGCCGGTGTTCAAAAAACTGAAAGCCCACCACGAAGATGATCAGCAAATTCTTTTCCTGAAGTTAGGACTGAATCAGTGTGTGATGGAAGCTGACTTGCCGAACCTACATCACCGATGTGTTGAGTTCATAAAATTTATCAATTCGAAAATCTCATGACCACCGAAACACTAAAAGAAATCAGGACCATCCTGACGGATCTCACCACAGATGCACAAACCAGGTGCAGCCAGGTGAGGAAAATTGTTGACGATGCTATTGCTTCTCAGGAAAACCCATTTCATGCCGAAGCTATTCAGTGGATGAAACAAAATTTCGGAATTCGGTTCAGGGGCAGCGCTCTCTGGGTTAAATCATTCGCACACTACAACGCAAAGCACGGCACAATGCTGGATATGAGATGCGCTCCCTGTTATTCCAAGGTCCTAAACTTCATCATCGTTCAAGCTGAAATGGTTAAAGTTGCGGATTCTGAATAATTCGTTAATTTTGTAAACATTGCGTTAAGATGATCAAGCCAAAATCCAACAAGCTCTCCCCAATTCAGGAACGATTCTGCCAGGAATTCGTGGTGGATCTCAACGGGGCAGCTGCAGCTGCTCGTGCCGGGTATTCAAAAACGCGATCGCACATCACAGCTCACGAGCTGATGAAGCAGCCAAAGATTAAGAACAAAATCAAAGAACTCCAGGCAAAGACAGCAGCCAGGCTGGAGGTAACCGTGGAAGGGATTGCACGGGAATACAAGAAAATTATTGAAGCAAACATCGTGGACTTTCTGGATGAGGATGGCGGGATGGTCAACCTGAAAAAGCTTCCCCGCGAAATTACAGCAGCCATTGAATCGGTGAAGACATCTTCCTACTACGACAGGAAGGCCAAGCGAGTGGTGAATGTGATTCAATTCAAGATGCACAGCAAACCGCAGGCGCTGGATGCTCTGGGCCGACATGTGGGACTTTTCGAGAAGGACAACCAGCAGAAAACAGTGAACATATCCGTGACCGTTGATTGAACTACAACATCCGTATTCCAAAGAAGGCTTTTCTGGACAGGTTTCACCACCTATCTGTCGATGAAGATATCGACATTGATCTGATCTACGGAGGCCGCGACTCCGGTAAATCCCGCGACACTGCACAGCGTTACATCGTAAAATGCCTCAGCGATTCCTACTTCCGCTGCATCCTGGCAAAGAAACAATTCAATACCGTACAGGAATCCCAGTGGCAGATGATCAAGGATGTGGTTTCCAAGTGGGGTCTGGAGGATCTGTTTGTTTTTAAAACCCACCCGCTGGAAATCATCTGCGCAAATGGAAACCGGTTTGTCGGCCGGGGTTTTGATGATCCGGGAAAGATCAAATCATTTTCCAACCCATCACACACCTGGGTGGAGGAAGGCAACCAGCTCACCGAAGATGATTGGACCGTGCTGATCACATCCCTGCGTTCGGATTACGGAAGGATCAAAGTCGATATGACCTTCAACCCGGAGTGCGACGGCCGGTACCAGGATTTCTGGCTCTGGAAGCAATTCTTCAAGGGAAAGCCAGAAGGAGAAGACTTCAGGGCGGTTAAAACCTACGAGGTGAAAGGAAAATCCTACAACCTGACCTACCGGGTAACGCATGCGACGTATGATCACAACCCTTTCTGTCCAGCTCAGCGTATCGCGTTCCATGAGGGGTTGCTGGAATCAAATCCTTACTGGCACCGGGTGTTTACCAAGGGGCTTTTCGGTGTTCGCGAGGTAACCAGCCCGTTTGTTTACAATTTCAAAGCTACCAAGCATGTAGGAAGGGTCGTTTTTGATCCCAAGCACATGACTTACCTGAGCTTTGACTTCAACCGAAACCCGATATGCTGCTCCATATGGCAGCTACCTGGTGATGATAAAATCCGGTGCGTGGAGGTGATCAAGCTTCCCAATTCGGACATCTACAAGCTTTGCGATGTGATTGATACCCGTTATCCGAATGCGGATTTCATCGTTACAGGCGATTCTACGGGCCTGAACTCCTCAGCGCTGGTTCGGGATGATCTGAACTACTACGACGTGATACAGGATAAGCTGAGGCTCATGGACGGCCAGATTCAGCTCAGGAACAATCCCAAGATTGAGGAAAACCAGGTGCACTGCAACCGGGTGCTCGCTTCCTTCGATGTTTTGATGGATGAGGAAAACTGCCAGGGGCTGATCTTCGATTGTATGTTCGGAGAAATCCGGGCTGATGGAAAGCTGAAAAAAGAAAACCGGGAGGATCCGACTCAGCAGCTGGACTGCCTGGACACGATGCGGTATCTTTTCAACAGGTTCGTGGAGGTATAAATTTTATTGCGGGATTTGAAGTGTTGAAAATATCTTTACTTTTGGTGTTGTTAATAAACATTCCGTTAAGATTTGTCCACCATCCTGATCCTTGCAGTTGTCTTCTCCCTGGTATGCCTGGCCATTCACAAGGTCACACGCCCGGGAAACCTGCTTGCTTTCCTTTCCGATGCTACCGGTTACTCATGGTTTTCAAAGCCGCTATTCGACTGCCTGCTGTGCATGGGAGGGATATGGTCACTTGTTCAGTGTGCAGCGTTCCATTATCGATACGGGTTTGCGGATCCCGCTTACCAGATTCCCCTTATCTGCATTTTGACCATCGGCATCAACGGGTTTATATCCATCCTCATGCAAATCGCTTCAGTACATGAAACAATCTGCTTCCATATCCAAACTATCGCTGCAAATGCAGAATCAACTAAAGGTCGCGGGCTTCGCATTCTGGGCTCCGTGCGGTTGTCAGACTTACGGAGAGGACTGGAAGGATCAGGCCAGCGGAAGCATAAACGTTCGGATTTACCCAAGCACGGGAAAGATCGAGCTGTCAAAACCAAAGCAGTCAGGGGTAAGCGTTCACCCGCTGTATCAACTTCAAAACGTTCTCGCTAATGCAGGTAAGAACCGCCAGTAAGAATTCGCAGCGCACACCTGTTTTCCCGGTCCCAGTTCATGAGCCGGTGAAATTCGCATTCGACATTGCCGATAAAACGTACTGGAAATATCCTGACATCTTCAAAACACCATCGCTCCGAGGTCTTCAGGCTATGGTGTTCTACGACGAGCTGAACAAGAGAACTTCGAAAGCTTTGTACCAGGAGGAATTGGATGCCGAGCTGATCCTGCTGCAGAAAATACGTTACGCTATTTCCGGGGAAGCCGGTAAAATCAATCTTGGAGACGCCTTCACAGCCATTGGAGACTGGGAGAAAATACTAAATTACCGAAAGGAAAGAATGATGTTCATTGTCGAGCCGGATTTAGTCTGGAAGCTGGCCTCGATTGTGTACTTCGACGAAACGGAGAATCCGCACCGGTACGACATGGCTTACAATCTGGAAATAAAAATTCCATTCTGGAAAGAGTCCGTTACCGAGCATGATTTTTTTTTCTCCAAGCCTGTCAAGGAGTTGATTCCGTATATGGAAGAGTACGAACAGAATTTCCAGACTTATTCACAAGTGATCCGGATGGTGAGGGAGATACACTCAAATCATCTTTCATCCATCAAATCCAATCTCTAGTTCATGATCAGTTACTCGATCAAATGTCCCTGGAGAGGTGGTTGCCGCCACAAAGAAAAGTAGAGGAGTTATCGATTTATGATTACTTCTTTTTTTTAGATCAGTGCAAAAAGTTCTACCTGAACAATGGCGCAAACGGATCAGCTGGTAATAGAGCTGATAGCTGACACCAGTAAATTCCAGCCGGCGATCGATCAACTTGAAAAGATCGGTGCTGTGGACAAAACGACTGCCGACCTGATCCGCAAAACGAATCAGGAGCTGGACCAGCGGGCAAAGAGTCTTTCTACTGTCAATGCTCAATCAGATAAGGCTACCAAAGGCGCCCAGACCATGGCTGCCGGCTTCGAAAAGGCGGGTAAGCAACTGGATAATGTTTCCAAGAATCTCGCAGGAGGAGCCACCTCCTCAGCCCTGAATACTTTCATCCAGAAGGTTCAGGAAGCGTTCAATAAAACCGGTCAGGTTGCCCAGGTAACAGCACAGGACGTTAAGGAAACAGGACTTTCTTTCGAGGAGCTGGGTAAGATTCTCAATACAACTTTTTCAAATCAGAAGGGTGTTGAAAATGTTCGCGGGCATGTTGTTTCGCTCAGAACAGAGCTTCGTCAGCTGAAACAGGATCTCGCATCAGGCACGCTTCCCGAAGAAGAATTCCAGAAAGCCGTTAAGCGAGCTGCAGAATTGGAAGACGCTATCAGCGATGTAAACCTTCAGGTCCGTAACCTGGCAAGTGATACCAGGAGTCTGGATGGATCTGTTCAGGCCATTCAGGGAGTAACCGGAGCATTCCAGGTTGCAGAAGGATCGGCAGCATTATTCGGATTCCGGTTGGAGGACATGCAGGAAGTTCAGCTTCGCCTGGTTGCCCTGCTGAATATTTCCAATGGACTTCAGCAGATACAAAATCTGTTACAGAAAGAATCGGCAGCAATTCAGCTGATCACCAACACTCAGCTGAAGCTTAAGAATGCACTGACCGTTGTTGAAAACGGTCTTGAAAGCAAAAGCGTAATCATAAGGGTTGCGGCAACTGTCGCGCAGCGAGCCCTTAATGCTGCAATGGCTGCTAATCCTGCAGGACTTCTCGTGGCTGCATTGGGAGCTCTCGCCGGTGCATTGTTAATCTTTTCAAACCATGCTGATACAGCTGCTGAAAGCCAGAAAAAACTTAATGAAGAACAGGCTGAATCACTCACGCTGTTAAAGCAACTGGAAGCAACGTTTGCAGCTCAGGAAGAAATTAAAATTAAAGCTCTGGAAACCGAACTTGCTCTTGCAAGGGCTCGAGGCGCTTCGGCTATTGAGCTGGCAAAAATAGAAGTTCAGATTGCCGATGCTAAAAAGGATGCAGCAATTACCTCAGCAGCATTCTTTGAAAACGAGCGCAATTCCATTGAAGCGCTGAATGATGATTACCGTGAACAGTTACAGGTAATTAAAAATCTTAAAGACGAACGGAGGGCTGGTAACGAGGATCTGGATGCAGAGATCGAATCTGCCGAAATATTACTGGGAACAATTAACGACAGGATCAACCTTGAAAGATCGCTCCGGGATAACATTGCTAATTCCACAAAAGAGCAACTCGTTGCCAGGGAAAATTTAACCCAGGCAGAAAGGGAAGAAGCCAGGAAAAGAATCGAAGAGCTTGAAAAGCAGAAGCAACGTGAAAAGGAATTGCTGCTGCAAAGACTCGAAGATGAAAAGGCGGTTATTCAAACCCACCTGATCGAAGTTGAAAAGGGTACACAGCAAGAGGAAGGATTAAAGGCTGCTCTCATTCAGAAGCAGGCTCAGATTGATCTGCTGTCGCTGGAAGGCACCAAAAATACCGAAGCGCAACGGCTACTGATTATTGCAAGAGCTAATGATGAGGTCCGGCAGCTGAAGCTTGAAAATGAAAGAGAAATAATCGAACAAACTTTCGCGCTTCAGGAAAAATTAAACACATCAGATCAGAATCGGATCGAGGCCGGACTTGCAAGTACAGAACAGGGTAGTGCTCAACAGCTGGAGCTTCACAAGCAGCTATTAGAAGCACAAGCAGATGCTGATAAACTAGCAGCTCAGAGAACTTTTGAGTTATCGGAAAAGAATGTTGCTGATCAAAAAGTTTTTTCAACGGAAATTCAAAAGATCGATGCGGAAACCAACCAGGCGAAAGCCGATGCAGATAAAGCATATTACGATCAGCTGGAGGAATTGCGCCAACAGGATTTGGATCGTCAGCGTGCAGCGATAAAGCAGTACACCGATATGGCTATCCAGGTTGCAACTGCGATAACTCAATTCCGGACCGATCTTGAAATGCAGGAAATCCAGAACACGCTTGATGCGAAACTGGAAGCGATCGAGCGGGAGCGTGATGCGGAACTTGCAAACAAAAAATTGTCCACCAAAGAGCGTCAGGATATTGAAGAAAAATACCGCCAGGAAGAAGCAAAGGCAAAGCTTAAAGCATGGGAAGCCCAGAAGTCTGCACAACTTTCCCAGGCAATCATTAACACTGCACTGGCAGTTACCTCAGCAATCGCAACCGGGCCTCCGCAGGGTTACATCCTGGCTGCATTATCAGCAGCATTGGGAGCTATTGAAATCGCAAAGATTGAAAGCCAGACACCGCCGCGATTTGCAAAGGGAGTTGAATTCGTAAAGGGTCCCGGAACATCCACTTCAGATGATGTCCCTGCCAGATTATCAGTAGGGGAAAGGGTGTTTTCGGCAGATAAAAACAAAGCTTTCTTCCCGGCATTTTCTGCTATTCACAACGATAAAGTATCAGCGGATTTCGCAAACGCGATGTTAGCCGGAAAAGGAATTGACATGCCAAGTGTATCTGCTTACGGTAATTTCCAGCGGCCTTCCATAGGAAAAGAACTTGCACAGAAAGCGGTTCTCATGCAGATCGCAGGAGCTCAGATCAATGAAAAGAGCCTCGCACGGGCTATTGCAGATGCACAATGGGAAGACTTGGACACACTCAATGATTCTGTAATTGCTTCCGACCGCTCAAATGCCGCTATGCTTCATGCTGTGAATTCACAGCTCTCACAACTTCAAACACCCTTATCACTCATATACCGAAAATGAATCCTCAGTTCCGATGGTATCTGAATAACACACTGGTTCCTGATCCGCAAGGGTGGGAGGCATGGAAGAGTTATTTGGAACGCGATCACGAAATGCGAGGAGTCATGGCATTGGAGCGGGCACAGCTTACATTTTCCGGAGAAGCATTCGCAATCATTCGCGAGGTTCGTAAGCTGGGCTTCTGCCAGCTGATCGATGTATTTGTTGAGGAAGCATGTGCAGGAGGAAATGATTATGCGCCGGCTTTCCGTGGATATATTTTCGTATCGGGCGCAAAGCTGAACGTTACAAAATGTAATGCACAATGCGAGCTGGTTGATAATTCTTTTTTCTCCAGGATCAATAATAACAAGCAGCTGGAGGTATCGCTGAACGCTGGTAAATCCAAGAACGGAAGCGATATCGCCGACCTTCCAATTTATCAGATCCAGATGTATGATCCCTGCACAGGTGTTGATCTTGCAACTCCCGTGGCGCTAGCATACCGCTTCCATGATGCCGGTTCATATCTGATCAACTTCATGACGGATGGCCTGGTAAGCTTCCGATCCACAGCACTGGACATCGGTGGGGAATTCGAAGGAGCTATGCTTACTAACGGGCTTCTGGTCCGTGATCCACAAAATGCACCTTACGGCGTGCTGCTGACATTCGAAAACTACCTGAAGAATGTATGCAGGCTTTGCGATCTTTCCTGGTACATCGACTATACCTCCGGCCTTCCTGTTTTTGTGCTGGAGCGTACGGATGACACACTAAACGATACTGTTCGGTTTACAGTTGATAATGTTTACCAGATCATTCAGTCTATTGACCAGGCGAGAAATTTTGCAGCTGTTACGCTGGGCACTGCCGACATCATTGAATCGCTGGGCTGTGCAGCTGGAGAAGGAGCATTCCCCGACCAGATCAATCTTTTCGGATGTAAGCAGGAGCAATATGCAGTAACCGGAACGTGTAATATCAACGCGGTTCTGGATCTTGGAAGTGACTGGGTGATTTCTTCAAACGTAATAGCATCGATTTATATTGATGGGGATGATTCTTACGACGGAGACATTATCGTTATCGACTGCGAAACTCTGGACACAACCCTTCTTACTGCAGATGCAATAAAGGGTGATGTATTCGGAATTCCTCCTGAAGTTTATTACAATACCCGGTTTTTTAATTATGAAGTTGCAAAACGAAATCTGAAGCGGATCCCCTCAACGCTTGTAAAATACCTGAATCAAGAGGATACTGGATTCCGGGCGCAAAGAACACATACAGAAACAATCACCGTTCCTGCCACGATCATAAACACCATTGAGGTTCAGTGGACATTCTATCCATTCGGGGATGATTTCACAGCACCGAATTTCGACTTAAGCAATGAATTCGGTAATGGCACGGTACAAGGAGCGCTGATAGCCCAGATGGATAGCTGCTTTTCCCCGCTGACAGAAAATGTTTTCCGGTTTCGGTTTGGATTTGACTTGTTTCTGACCTCTGGCACTTTACTCACGGGCACCATAATTCGGGCAACATGGAAACGATACGATTCAGGGATGGTATTAATAGCTTCATACCCAGTTGAGATCACTGTGCCAACATTTCCAATAAATCCAACCGGAATCACAATCGAATCACCCTCCATCTTCCTGTCTGCCGGGGATTTATTATTTCTCCAGGTAAATTATGCCGGCTCACACAAAATAGATGATCCGATTTATCATGAAATGATTTCCTCCGGAACACAGGGCGGTCAGGTCACCCTGGTCAATAGCGAGGATTATATCGCGGAGAATTTTGAAGTTGAAGTTCCTATGTCATCTGCTCAGTTCCTGCAAATCAAAAATAAACCAATCTATAAATTGGAATTCACCGACGTGAAGGGAAACATTGCCTCGGGATGGGTGGAAAGCATTGAGCACCACAAAAAAAGCGGTATTGCAAAAATCAAACTCTTATCGGCTGCGATAAACCATTAACATCATGCCACTACAAAGCTCCGGACTTGAATTTATACCCAATCAACCAGTCATATTTGATCTGGATGTGGATCCGTGTTTATCATTTCTGGATTCGGGCTATTGTCAGATATTCGAGGATGATGATGATGTTTATCTACAGATAAAAGCCCTGCCCTGCGGAAGTAATCTTGCTTGTTTTGACGATGAACCTACCTACGGGCCTAATGTAATCACAAACGGAACATTTAACACCGATATCGCTGGCTGGACATTAACAGGGACTGGACTCGCCTGGGACGGAGTGGGTGCCATGGAAAAATCCGCAACCATATTTGCAGCCACTTTCAGCCAGTCAATCGCCATTGATCCTGGCACGTACCGGTTACGGGTAGGCTTTCCAACTATCACAAATGGGCAATTTCAAGTTCTTGTTAATGGTAATCCTTACGATACGCTTTCTGTGGCTGGCAATACAGATGTGGTAGTTTACAATTCAGTTAATCCTTGTGTTGTTACAGTAGCGTGCAATGCGGCTTCCATTGGGTTGGTAGATGACATTATCATGGAACGGGTCATAAGTTGTTATGATGGTCCCGGTTGGTCCTATGATGCTGAAAGCAATTCCTACACACACATAGTTGGTTCGGTGGATCCTCTGGAAGCGATTAATGATATTTTCCTGGCTAACAAATCCTACCAGGTAAAGATCAGGATTCAAAACACGACTGCTGGATCTGTCGATGTAGTAATGGGAATCAACAGCACGGGGGCACTTTCATCAAATGGTTCTTATACCAGGCTCATTCAGACTGGCACCGGAACTGGTTTTGCAATCCATCCTTCCATTGATTTTGATGGCATAGTCACTATTGAAGAAATTTATATCCTGACCGAGATCGGAACGCTGATGTTGGTTGATATGAACGGCACCGATATCGCGGACCTTACTCCATTCTTTTCTGTTTCCGAAGATCGCATAAACGTTCACTTTGAATTTAATTTCCTTGATGATCTGGATCCTGATACCGATGAACTTATTCCGATGGGATGCTACCGGATTAAAGTTCAAGGCAACTGCGCTCCGCTAGAAGATCCGCTTTATTCAAACTGCTTAAAGTTTGGTGAATCTTTCCCCTGCACTAAATGGGTTGAAGCATATGCTGATTGTTTTGCTCACGGATTTGATTTCCGTGGTGATTTTAAGCTGGCAATGCGGGTTCCCATTCTGAAATGGGGCCCCGGTTATCCAATCAAGGAGACCAGTTACCTGTACGGCGATGGAGTCAATTCTCGAGTGTCGTCCGAAAAGGATAAGATTTACCAGGCAAAAACAGACCGGATAGATGAAATCGCTCACGATGCCCTTTCCTCCGCACTACTTTGTTCAACATTCACTTTAGATGGTACGGAATATTTCTTCAAGGGGAATTCTTATGCTACGGGTTGGGCAAAAAATGCCCGCCAGTCTGTTACCCGGGCAACATTCCAGCTGGCAAAAGTTGAGTCGGTAACTTATGCCACCAACTGCACCGATTGTGCTTCTGCAAATCCACCTGCAGCCTGTCCTGAAGTATGCGGAACGGCTATCGGATTCGCAGCTGATGCAGATGCTGAAGGCTGGTATATGAACGAGGATCTGAATCAGCTTCAGGAATTCGACGGCGACGATTTCACCGGTGAAATTATATCCTGCTCTAACAACAGTTATGTCATTGCACACCTTTCCGGTTATCGCGGTCCATTCAAATGGAATGAAGTGAATGAAGAGTGGCTCCCGATTATGGATGGCGAAGCTCCGACTGAAGATGCTGGCGTAATCACGTATGCAGCTACCACGCTTTTCACGGCATGTGCCGCACGAATTCAGATATCCGTGGATGGTGGAGCTAACTGGACAAATGCTACAATCTGGCACTCTACTACAGAGCTTGCAGCAGGTATTGAATTCGATCATCCAGGTGTTTCATTCCATTTCCGGGTGGAACTCAAATGCGGATCCTGCTACTTCTACAGCGATGCATTTGATGATTTCTATATCCTTAATTTCTACTGGGCACAGGTGCCGAATGTTGGCGCACACTCGGGTGTGGCCGGATCTTATGGCAGTTTCGGCACCGGATCCTTTGGCGATGCTGCCGCTTTAGCAACTTCCTTGCAGTTGATTATTCCATCATCAGGCGCTTCTCTGGATGTTGGTGATGCGAATTACACTTTCTGGGTTGCACTTCCTGCAGCACCAACAGGTTGGACCTGGGATGGAAACCCGATATCATTCACTGATGCAGGAGTTACTACCGCGAAGTGTTACGATACCGGAGCGATCGGGTTTGCAGACACTTCACTTTGGGTGCTGTTCAGAATCGTTTCCCTCTTCCAATCTCATGAAGTGCAGGGTGCGTCACCGGTCTATAATGATCCAGGCTTCGCAGCATTCTGGGCAGCTTATGCCACTCAGCTGGGAGGCATTGGCTCTATTGGAACATCAACTGTCGATGGTACTTCAGTCCAGCTTCAGGTGCAGAATACCCACTTCCCATTCGCATTCGTACAATCATTTAATGGAATAACTCAAACCGATGCCTTCCCAGAAGTATCATGCTAATTAACTAAATATGAAAAAAGACAAAGGAATTGTTTTAATGGCTGGCTTTCATCCGATTTACGGAAAGGCCGCGCTGGGTTTAATTGCAACCATTCGAACCAAGGATAAGAATATCCCGATCACACTGTTTTATTCTGAAGGAGCAATAAACAATGCCCTGCACGGAGCGATAACTGGTGTTTTGAATGCTAACCTGGTGCCGCTATTACCTGAGCATTATAATCATAACGGGAGAATACAGTTTGTAAAAGCAAAAACACGCCTGTATGATCTGAGCCCTTACCAGAAAACAATGTATCTGGATGTGGATATGGCATGGCTTCCTCGTAAAACAGCTTCCGAGGCGATGGATTCTCTCTCTGGAGTTCCGTTTGCTATGCAGAGTGAAGGGTATTTCGATGCGGTAAATAATGTTTTGAAGTCAACCGGCTTTTATCATTTCTGGGCTGATCATTACGATATCATCGAGGAATACCCTGCTGTGAAAGAAAAGGGAAGGCTCAACATGCTCCGCTCGGAAATGATCTACTTCGAAAAGAGCACAGAGACAAAAAAGCTTTTCGCCCTGGTGAAGAAAATTTACGATTCACCAAAAACCAGAACTGTTGCAATCGGTGGAGCTGTGCCTGATGAATATGCTTTCAATATCGCAACGTCAACACTTGGAATTTATCCGCACCAGGAGAACTTCGATCCAATTTTCTGGGATTTCAAGCGAGGCGCTATGAAGGAGCAGCCACAACCTTTATCCACGATAATGTCAACAAAGTGGGCGTATTCAGTAGGAGGGAAAGTAACTTCTGATCAGCAAAAAGATATCTATAACAACCAGATAAAGGCAGCTCTGAACGCTGCAAAACTACAGAACCTGGTCTTCACGCTCCGGGATAAAAACGAGTTCCCGATTCTTAACCGTCAAAAAATCTAAAACGACCGATGGCATTCGACATTAAAAAATATACTGAAAGCGGCTTTAAGCATAAGCTGCACGGGGATACTGTGAAAATGTATGCCGAGCTGAAGGTGCACTTGGATGGCGAATACCCTCGTGAGTTGATTGAAGAGCGCCGCCCATCGGAGCCACTTCATGTGAAGGATTACCGGAAACTTATTTTCCAGCATATCGGAAAGCCGACGATCAATAAGGTAATTACTTCGCTGAACCGGATCCGCAAATCGAAAGATTACGCAATCAACTTTGCAGCGGACTCCCAGCCGGCAGTAATTCTGAAAGGGGAAACCCTGCAGGATTATTTCGATAAAGGATTTCCGTTTTTTACCTCAATTACAAACTGGTCATTCACCGTTCTGCTCAAGCAAATGGGTGTTGATGCCAATGCGCTATGCGTGGTAATGCCCTCTGATAAATCATGGGAATTTGCCGCTGGTCAATACATCAAGCCATACCCATTCATATTCAATTCAGATAAGATCATTGATTATGTCCAGGACGAATATGCTGTAATAAAATCTACCGATACCAGCACGTTCCGCATGGGAGAGTACACATACCACAACGGGGAAGTGTATTACTACATTGACAGGGATGTCACTCAGCGGTGGGAGAAAAAAGACGACGGTAAGTTCCGGCTGATGGGAGAATTCATTAACGGTTACGGGAAGCTTCCTGCATGGAAGATTGGAGGTGTAGTGAAGAAAACTCAGGATGCTGATTTCTTACTGGAATCCCGACTTGCTCCGATGCTTCCCTACCTGAATGAAGCGGTCAGGGAATATTCTGACCTACAGGCAGGAGTTGTAACGCACCTGTTTCTGGAAGGCTGGGAGATCACCAGTGTTCAGTGCCCCGCATGTAAGGGAGTTGGAAAAGTGGATACGAAAGAAGGTACCATAAAATGCAAAAACGCAAAGTGCAAGGATGGATTTTTAATGCCTTCTCCCTACGAAACAACTAAAGTAAAACCCGGAAAAGTTGGAGACAATCCTGTCCCGGTACCTCCAAAGGGAATCGTTGCAAAGGATGTTGAAATCATCAAGGTGCAGGACACCAGGATTCAAAATCACAAGTACGAAGCCCTGGCATCGGTGAACATGGAATTTCTGGCAAAGGTGCAGCTGGCTCAGTCTGGAATTGCAAAAGAAGTGGACCGGGACGAAACAAATAATTACGTGCAGTCCTGGCATGAAGATATGGTCCGCAACCAGGACAATATCGCATTCCATACAACCGAACAGCGGTACAGGACTGTTGTTCCCAATCCGGAAAAACGCAGGGAAATGCTTCCTGTGATACCAGTGTGCGAAAAATTCGATGTGATTTCTTCCAGCATCCTGGTGGATAACATCGGGAAGATGCGTACCAACAAAGTGAACCCGCTTCTGATCAATGAAGCTGAAAAAGCTTTCGCGAGTAAGGAGTTCAATGCAGAGCCGGAGGTTCGTGCTCGCCTTGAAATGATTCTTTCTCTGGACCCGCTTTCCGGTCTTTCCGAAGATGATAAAATGGTGAGGTTATCTAACCGGGGAATCACGCAGCAGACTTATGTTATTTCCTCTAACATCATGCAGTTTGTGGATAGGGCAATAAAGGAAAATACTAACTTTGAGAAGCTGCCGCATGCTGAGAAAATAAAAATCATTACCAAATTCGCAGACCAGGTTATTAAAGAAACTTCAGCCGCTGCTGAGGTAATTCCTGACGATACTGAATAAATATGATTACGATTGAAGTCAACGACACTATTTTTTTAGAGGATTTCGAAGCCTTCTGTAAGGTATTGGTTCCGCTTGAAAATAAGCTCAGGGTGGAGCGGAATCAGGAGCCGCTTTCTGAAGATGAAAAGATAAATCTGTTTTTAGAGCTTCGGAAAAAACACAACGTTACGTGACCCCGCAGCAATCGCTCGATAAAATTGTACAGACGCTGGAAGATTCAGTTGCCAGGTTTGAAAAATCTGCTTCCGGAATCGAAAAGCAGGTGTATGAAAAAGTTGTGGATCTAACCAAGGAGCTCAAAATCTCCGGAGGAAAAATTTCCATGACGGGCGAAAACATCCGGATGATTTCAAGTCTGAAATCCGAGATCGAGAAAATCATCCTGTCTCCGAAGTATAAGTCCAACGTGAAGGAATTCCTGAAAACATTCTCAACGGTAGAAACACTTCAGAATAGTTATTTTTCTTCGATGGTAGAGAACTTCTCTGCCCCGAAGGTACTCAAGGCAGTCAAGCAGGATGCAATTCGCCAGACGGCCTCAGATCTCACCGAATCAGGTGTGGACACAAACATCACAACTCCTATTCAGAAGATGATTCAGCGGTCGATCACCGAAGGAGGGAGCTACGCTTCACTTCTGGACGGCCTGAAAAGTCAGATTGTTTCCACTACAGATAATCCCGGGCTCGTATCAAAGCACCTGAAAACATATACTGTTACTTCCATCAATACGTTTTCGGCAAACTACAATGAAACGATCAGCCAGGATCTGGGATTCAAATGGCGCATGTACACAGGAAGCCTCCTTGAAACATCGCGGCCCTGGTGCGTTCACATGGCAAAGAAAAAGTATGTGCACCAGTCGGAACTTCGCACTGTGATTTTTGATAACATCGATGGAGTGAAGATCTGCTCATCTGATATTCCCTGTAATAAAAAAACCGGACTGCCATCAGGAATGATCGATAAAACTGACGAAACAAATATCGGTCAGCGTCGCGGTGGATGGAATTGCGGTCACCAATTCGGTGGAGTTCCCGATGCGGTAGTGCCGAAAAATCTCAGGGATCAGATCGCTGGAAACCCTCCAGCACCAACGCCTCCACCAAAACCACCAATTCAACCACCAAAACCACCGGAACCACCAAAACCGGATCCTCAGCCGGCACAGGAAGAAAAGAAATTTACACAAGCGAAATTCTATTCGAAGCATCCGCAGCAAATCAATGATGACCTTCAGTCTGTAACCAACAATGCAGACGGTGCCACTGATATTGCTAATGAGTTTAAGACCACTGTATCAATTGTCAGACCTACCGATGCTGCAAACCTTAATGGAATAGTAAAATTCTCCAGCGAAGTGGGAGCTCCCATTCGTTCAATTCCACAAATGGATTCAAATACTGATGGGGCGTGTTTCATTGACAATCGCGGTGTTTCTGTTAAAGTGAAAACAGGAGATACTATCGAGTTCAAATCAAATGAAAAGCTTTTCAATTTGACCGATTCGGAAGACTTGCTGAAGGAATTTCCAAAATACAGAGAGGCAATTTCCAGGCGTCATGGCAGAGTAATAGCTGATGAAAAAGGTGTGGTTATTGCAAAGATTGATGATACCGGAATGGTAAAGCAGTGGTCTGTCGGCATACTTAATCCCACCAACAAAGCACCTGTTGTGTCGCATGAAATGGGACATTTGATTCACAATAAATACGATCCAATTCCTCACAAAGATGCGCCTCGCAAAAAGATGGAGGCACTGGCTCAAAAGTTGAAAGTGACACTGGATGATGCCCCAACCATTTATGGACAGTTCAACTGGTCGGAATTTTGGTCTGAGAGCTTTTCTTCGTACATTTATAACAGATCTGGATTTAAGAAGCTATATCCTAAAGCATTCGAATTATTTGAAAGTGCAGCAAAGGAATACGGTATCGATCTAAAAACAATTAAAGAAGCCAAATAATGGAAGAGATTCAAAAGCTGGCAGAGGATGTGGCGATTGCTGCCGCTGAAAACGATATGGAGCAGTTGAAAAAGCTTTATGAAAAAGCCTTAGAAATGAATCGTGCCGGTGATTTTGGACCCACAGGTATGGAGTGGTTTCTTTCCAGCCTTACATCCGAGCAGTATGCCAAGCTGCGAAAGCAGGGAACATAAAAACCGGAACCCTTTTAAAGATCCCGGCTTTCATGATGAACAGAAGAATACCAAACCGGTAACAAATATACGGCTTTACCTTAAGTAAATTATCTACACATTCCGTGTTTTTATATAATTTTACGGTATGGCTACCTATACCTTCACGGATTTCGATGCTGATTTTATAAAGCTCACGATTGACGGAACGGTCGATCGATACATCAAGAAGAAGTACATTAAGCTGAAGGTTTCCGAGCCAAACCTTACCATTTTTTATCATGATGCTGAGCGAAAGAACAGCAGGAAATTCGAACGCACTTTTCTTTTTAGCGATGTAACCAGCCCCGCAGAAGCCAACGCAACCGATCTGGCTGCAGCCATCGAAGTAATGATGGCAGGTGCCACAGGAGGATCGGTGATGTCTGTTACTGGGCTTAATACCGATAATACCGATCCGGCTAATCCGGTAGTTGAAATATCTGTTGATGGGGTAACAATAACAGGGGATGGTACTCCCGGCAACCCTCTGGTGGCAACCGCGTCAAGTTTGTCAGCAGATATTCTTGATGCCCTTAACGGGGCTGATTCGCCAGATGCTGGAAATGTTTTTGTTACAGAAGATGATCTGATCGCAGCACTGATATCTTCAGGCCAGTTTCTTACTCCTGAAATGTTTTCCGATGGCAATACTACAGGAACCGGGGCTAATCAGCTTCTTAATTCGCTAGGATATAGTGATGGAACAGCGGCACTTGCATGGCCTAAAACAGCAGCAAATTATCCGGGTGGATTAACGGCAGCAGGATTCACCCTTGACACGGTTTCATGGCAGGAAATGTTTTTTTACGCAAAGGAAAACGGCGCATCCTTAATGATTGCGCCGGGAGTAGCTAAATCATATTACGTAAACAAAACGCTTTATCTGCCTCGAATAAAAGACGTAGCCAGCAACATCAATAGCTTATCTTTCATTATAGATTTTGCAGGGAGCCGAATACGCAATTCATCGGGCGGCGATATGATTCTGTTTGATCGCTACCCTGCCGACCAGGACGATGCTGATGCATTAATAGGGTATCAGTACTGCTTCTGGAATGGAGTATTGCGAGGCGACGGGGGTTCAACTGATGCCGATACACTGATACGTCTTGGAGCAACCTCAAGAAGTGAGTTCAAAAATATGAACTTCGAATCTGCCGGGGTTATGGTAGATTGTCAATTTTGCCTGGAATCAAACTTTGACAATTGCAATATATCCGACTATAAAGAATATGGAATTAAATTATGGAACGGGCAGTGGACGGATGCAGGTTTTTCAAACGCTCAGTCAAACGTCAGCAACATAACACAATTCCGTTCTTATAATTCCCCCGGAAACACGCCTGTCGCTGCGCTTTATTGTAACGGGAATCATACTATTCACGGCAATGTGCTAACATTTGAAGGCGATGTAGGCTCAGATCATCATTTCTTTTATGATAACGATGGTACGTTAGGGGTTAATGTCTGCAACTTGAATAACATCTACATGGAGTTTGCCGGATGTACTCGCGCCGCTATTCGTTTTCGTGCTGGCAAGGGTCAATTTGTGATCAATCAAATCAGGTCATCGGTTGTAGTCGCCGATATGCCGGTACTGATTGAAGGAGACAACGACCGAGACCCGACTTCGTCACTTCACATTTTTATCAGCAACTCAATCGCCGATGATATTGATTCCAAACTTCGGGCTGTAGGCGATCCTGATTATCCGGTTTACTGGTATGTCAAGCATGTAAACATGAACGACAATACCAAGCTCAATGTTGCAGCAAACTTTGAAACCGGGGTAATTGCCAATAGCTACATACCTGACGATGATCACGTGCAGTTCAATACACGGGCTGACGGCGTGACGATAACAGGGGACGGAACACCTCAACGGCCATTGGTAGCAACAGGCGAAACTACAGCCACATTAGGAGCCACCATCAACGCAGCAGCAGCAGCCACTCCGAACAATTCCGACCTGGTTGCAACGGTAGAATCTTCCGTGGTTAAAAAGATCACCTGGACAAACGTCAAAGCATTTCTGAAAACCTATTTCGATACGCTGTATCAGGCGATTTTAGTATCTGGAACAAACATCAAAACTATTAACAGCACTTCGTTACTTGGTTCGGGAGATATTGCTATTTCCGGAACGGGTGATGTGGTGGGTCCAGCCAGCTCTGTAGCCAGTGAGATCGCTTTGTTCGATGGTGTCACAGGAAAGCTCATAAAACGGGCAACAGGAACGGGAGTAGTAAAGGCAACTTCCGGAGTTTTTTCAGTTGCTAATGTGGTGGAATCTGAAATCACGCTGGCAGATAATACCACGAACAACGCTACAACAGGGGCACACGGTTTTCTCAAAAAACTTTCCAACGTTGCCACCGAATTCATGAATGGGGTAGGTAATTGGGCTGTGCCGGAACGAAGCTTCGGGATCAATATAGGTGCTATTACATGGTCACCCGCTGACGGTCAAAGTGTTTATTTCGGAACTATGATGGTTGCCCCTGTTGCTACAAGTACAGGTCAGAGAAGAATACGAATGGAAAAGACCGGAACAATTACCAATTGTTGTCTTACTATGTTTTGCTCAACGGCTGGAACAAACGAGGCGTGGAGCCTATATATCAGGTTGAACAATACAACAGACACCCTTGTGCAAACATTATCAGTAAACACACAAGAAAGAGTCTGGGTCAATTCAGCCCTTAGCATTGCTGTAACTGCAGGAGATTTTATTGAAATGAAGTTTGTGAATCCGACATGGCCGGCAACAAATCCAGCTACCTGCCCGATGGGTGGATATATAATAGTTTCCTACTAAAAAAGGGGATTACTTTTTCTGTAAAAGCCTGGCAGGATTTCCTACCACAATAGTTCCAGCTTCAACATCTTTCACGGCAGCAGCTCCAAGCCCGATCACAGCATTCGCGCCTACTTTCTTACGGTTCCGAAGCGTGACTCCGAGCTTTAATTTCGCTCCGTTTTCAATAGTAGCATAGCCTCCCAGAATAACACCGGTACATATTTCGCAATCGTTTCCGATTGTAACGTCATGGCCTACATGAGCATGAGCCATGATCAGATTCCCGTTTCCAATCACAGTGGACTTATCCAATAATTCTGGTCGCTGTATAGTGACATGTTCGGATATCACATTGTTGTCACCGATGATCACGCTGCCGTGAAATTCCTTCACGTTCCGGATCTCACCATTTGAACCGATCACGGTGTACGGCCCGATCACATTACCCTTTCCGATTTTCACGCAAGGATCAATGATCGCAGTGCGATGGATCTTATTGGAGGGATCGTACCGGAACGAGTATTCGTTGTAATCTTCCATTTCGTAGATGTCGTCTGTTGGGTTCATATGACTTTAGGGTCTAAACTATCATCAAGCGGTTCGGATTTCATTAATAATTTTAGCCACGGATTTATCGGAGAGGGCTTATAAAAATTATTAAGTACCTGCTGTAGGGTCAGCATCCCAAATCTTCCCGATGAGCGATTGCAGTCGCATGAATAGTGTGCTGAATGCGATTCGCCTGGTGAGGAAACTGGCATGAAAACCGGAATCGGGAAGAAATAATCGCTCATTCCTCTGGCAGCCTTTCAACTTTAAAAATGTATTGTTGGTGGATAAAAAGCTTTGGTTCTGCATCGCGCGGATTACCGGGCCTGACCGGAGTTTCTTTTAAAAAGACGATAAAAGATTCATTTATTTCAATCTCGTCCGCTTCAACATATTGGTCCTGAAGGAGAGCTGCTTCGTTATAAATAATCTTAAATTTTGCCATCAGTTTATTTTTTATCAGCCATCATGAAATCGGTCCACTCCCGGTTTGTGTAATAGGGATTTGACCAGCCTCGTTTTTTGGCTGTAGTTATACTGTCCGGAAGTCCGGAAATGCTTTTAAGGATTTTCTTTTCGCGAACCCACTCCTCTGGTAATCGCATGGCATAATCAACCAGGTCATTGTCCAGGAAAGGGTACCTGGTTTCCATCGCATACGCTCCAGAGCATCGATCCTCCACCGTGAGGATACCCCGCAGGTATGCGAAATCGTAATCACGGTGAGTCATGTTGTGCATCCGGTAATGTCCCGGAGTTCTGCGGATCACATCGTTAATCGGCTTGTCATAACGGTGTGAATAACCCATGAATAATTCATCACCACCAGCTCCGGAATAAAGCACCCTGCAGAATTTGCTGGCAAGTTCAGTTAGTGCGAAATTGGTGTAGCAGGACCCAGCCTTCAGATCATCCAGGTACCTGCGTGCAACCCGGGAATATTTCTTCGCAAGCTCTTTCGAGCATATCATGGTATAGTGAATACCCTGCGAATTCTGTTTGAAACCATCATATTCAGAAAGCTCTCCCTCCTGGTAATCCATCGAGAAGCTGTAATCCGGCCGGAAGTCCTGAGCGATCATTCCTGAATCCACTCCACCAGAAAGCATCACCCCGGTTTTCAGGTGGGTGATTTTATTTCTCCGGACCGACTGCGCCCAGAGCTGTGCAACCTTTTCCTGAGCTTCCTCGAAGGTGAGTTCATTCAGTGTCTTGTAATTTGTATAATTTTTTACAGGATGAATTTTCTCCCACCGAACGATCCTTTTATAAATAGTGTCGCGGGTCAAAGTACCCAGCGAGTGATGCCAGTCATCAACAGCGTCTGGATCCAGTGGGTTTTCATAACCCAATTTCAGCAGGCCCTTAACTTCGCTACAATAGAATTCGGTTCCGCAAGCATTTCTGGTATAATACATCTGCTTAATTCCATACCTGTCTGATTGTATTACGAATTCCTTGCTGATTACATCATAAACCACGATTGAAAAAAAGCCATTCAACTCGCTGAGCTCTTTTCGTAGAATGTAGTCCGTCTTATCAAAATACTGAGCTAAAAATTCCGTATCACTATCACTCTCAAGATAAAAATTATACTTTTCTGCCAGCTCTCGATAATTCGAAATATATCCATTCAGCCAGACAATATAGATTCCATGCTGGTAACTACCTCTTGGATTTTTTAATTCCTGAATCGGTAGGTGCACAAATCCAACATGAAAATCTTTATGCGAAAAATATTCAATGCTATAACCCCGATGCTTTATGGCCTCGGTCATGATCTTGCACTGCTCCAGTGAGCCGCCTTTTACAACTGCTATTCCGCACATATTATTAGTATTGATACGGCACCTCAACAGCCATATATTCATTGTACAGCTTCATGTAATCCGCTTCGGTTTTCCCTTCCTTGAAAACAGCCTTACCCTTTTCATCCTTCTTAATCTTGTCTCCATCAAATTCCAGGAATTCCGCTTTCAGTTCATTTAAATGATCAACAATTCCCTGCGTCCGATAGCCATTATACTTACGGATATCATTGAGTTTTGACATATTGACATCAAAAAGAACATGGCCAGACTTTTCCAGCTCGTGAATGTTGTTCATTTTATCAAGAAGTAATTTTCTGCTTATGTTGATGGTTTGCATATTATTTAAGTAAGTATTTAAAGTTTGACATTAGCTTCTGATTTTCGATCAGGCTGGTATTTGGCCAGAGCTGGAACGGAGTCATGTTCACTTCCGATTTAATTTCAATACCGAATGCCTGCCTCTCCTTCATCTTGAATGTGGCATAGGTAAAGTTGCCTTTGTTGATCAGCAGCTGCATGGAATTATCAAGGCCGAAGGAGTGCCGATCCTCCCATATTTTCCAGTCCCATTTATCCAGCAGCTCCCGGGAAACAACTCTACCACAACCGCACGGATGCCCCGCTCTGCTATCAATATACCCTCCCCAATATGAACAGCGGAGTGTTCGTAAGTCGTAGAAGTACCAATCCAGAGCCGCAATCAGATCGATGCCCTGCTGAATGTATTCATCGTACACATCAAAAAGTGACGGGTGAATAACAGTATCGGAGCCCACCAGTAATACATAATCCGGATCCATTTTTCTTGCTTCTTTCAGAGCGGCATTCATCTTCCTGGCAAGAGGTTGATTCGGACGCTCCACGTAATTGAATCCTTGCGACTTCACCATCTTCTCGCTGGTCCTTCCTTCGCTTCCGGAAATAGCAACTTTAACCTGGTAACCACTTTTAGCGGCATGAGCTTGCAAGTGATGAACACCTTTTGCAAATAGCGCGAACACATTGGGACGCTTCCAGACAGCGGTTACAATCACGATTTTCATTTCGCGTTCGGACCCCTCCGCATGGCATATAAAACCCGTGTCACGTTTCGAAATTTAGCACCTGCCTTATAAAGGCGCTCCCACAATTCAACATCCTGACCACGCTTCCACTTGGTGTTGTATAATCCTCCATCCTTCACTACCTGGTTCCGGTAAAGTACCGTTCCGTGATTGACCATGAAGTAAGGATGATGCGAAGGGTACATTCTGGGCGAAGGAACTTCCGCATGCTCAAACCGGAAAAGCGCATCGTTTCTGTTGAATGGTGTTTTACCCTCCCGGAATGCCCAGAGCCAGGTGCCGATCACATCTACTTCCGGATGCGTTCTCTGGTATTCAGCTTGCGTACCGAACCGGTGAGGGCTGTTGATATCATCAGAACCCATCAGGAAGATCCATTCACTCTGAATGATCTCATGCCCGTAATTAAGTGCAGTCGGCGTTCCGTAGTTATTATCCAAACGGTGCACAGTAACCCGATCAGATTTTAATTTCTCAAGAGCATCGCGTGTTCCTTTATCCTTGCTACCATCGTCGATGATCACAACAGGACATTTTATTCCATTCTGATTCAATACCGAATCTACCGCAACAATTAAATGTGCTGGCGGGGTATTGAAAACTGGAATCAGGCAGGTGTAGCTCATGCTGGCTTATATTTTCGGATCATCATGTAAATGATAGATTCCAGACTAAGCCCATTCTGCTCGGGAGATTGTTTCTCCTTTTCCTTTTGAACATCGATAAGGATTTCATATACATCCTTGGGAAGCTTACTTCGGTAAATTTTTAAACCTCTCGGGTCCACTTTCTTTTTCAGGGTCTTTTGTGCCATGCTGGTACGATTGCCGTCAAAAATATCAACGCAAAGTGTCCAGAATTAACGCAAGGTTTAATTTTACGAACAACTTTTAAACAGGGCAACATGGTATTAAACGAATTTCTGGACAAGTACATCAAGCTTACGGACGCCAAAAGCGGTAAGATTTCGGTGCTTCCAGCAGCAACAGCTTCGCATTTCGAAACCCGAAACTCCCGTAGCCAAAACGAAAAGGAGAAGTACAGAATCTCTCGCCCGAAACTGGAAGAGGTGCGTAAGTACTTCCCCGAAGCGGTTGCGGAATATGAAGCAAATCACAAAGTAGTGACTGCTGACATCGAGGAGCCACTCAAAAGCGGGATTGACTTGAAGGCGGGCTCCGGTGATTCTAAATCCTCATCTTCAAAAACCGGGAAAGGCGGCCGTAGATGACAACAGCTGAACTGATTTTATCCCTTGCAAAAAAAGCCGGCATTGCCGATGATAACCAGGAATTAAAAACCCTGCTTTCTGATGCCGCACTGGGCAAAGCAATCCCACAAAATTTAACCGATGCCATCGAAGCTAATCTGATGAATGTGGATGCTGCCATAGCATCTAAACCCGTCAGGGATGCACTACGCAAAACCGTAGAAGCGGAAATCTACAATGGTATGGATAAAGAAATCGACAACCTGACAACGGTTGCTGGTTTTGAAGCAGACGAACTTGCTGATATAAAAAAGCACGATACCACTTACAAAAGGCTTCGTGCAGTTTCATCAAAGCTGGACGGTCTGATTAAGAAAAAATCCACAGCAAAGCCAGGTGATCAGGCTGAACTTACACTGAAGATCAATGAAGCCAGGGAAGAAATTACCCGGATGAAAACCGAGCATGAAACAAAGCTCAAGGAGCAGGCTGATGCATTTGCTGTTAAAGAAGACGAACTACTCCTGGATGGAATTCTGGGAGAATATTCATATGCAAACGAAGCGGCTGGAAAACGTCCCAACGTGATCACCGCTCGCACAATTCTTCGTGAAGGCTTATCCGAAATCGGAGCCAAGCTTATCCGCGAGAACGGGCAATTCAAATTAGTCAAGCAGGACGGCACTGACTATTATGATGCCAAACAAACCAAGGTGGATTTTAAAACATTCACTGAACAGCGGATCGCTCCACTGTTAAAAGCTGCTGACCCTAACAAGGGTAAAGGTGCTGGCCCCGGCACTGGTGGACAAGGTGATGATAAACCATTGCTGCGACCACCATCTAGCGACCGCTCCCCTGAAGGAGCATATGCTGAGCTGCGGGCTGGTATGCAATAATACCAGTTTTAAAATCTCCACAAAACTATGGCTAATGGCTTCTCGCTTGGCCTCCTGAATTTTTCTCAGGATGTCAACAAAGGGGCAGATCCGGCGTACAAGGTACACCCGAAAGGGTTTTTGTCCAAACTGTACGTTGCCGACGATCCTGCCGCTATTAAATACGATGCTGGTCAGGGGCACATTCAACCTGTAAAGGTGAAGCGCAAGCAACGCTTTACGCCCGACGTAACATCAACAACTCCTTCCTGCGACGTAACAAACACGAATCCTTATCTGGAGGATGAAGTTTCTGTTACCGGTTTCCGTCAGTTCGCATTCCACATCTCCAACGAAACAATATCCCAGTTTGACAAATACGCTTCCGCTCCTGCTTCGGTAGGCAACACGCGGTTGATGTTTGAATTCATGGATACGCTTCGCTCCGGAGCAAATGCGCTGCTCACTGCAGTAAACCGCGATTTGATCACAACCGGCCTTGCTGCTATTGGTGATCACCGTGCAACAGGAAACAACACCGCTGTTGCTCTGAACCTCCCTCTTTCAACAGCCACCAACCCACTGAATCAGGGCTTGAACAAGCTGCATTACGACTACAAGTTCAATGGTTTTAATGAAAAACCACAGGTGGTCGGTGCTGGCCTTATGGCTATGCACATGATGCAGCAAGCTTCAAAAAGCCCGGATCAATCCGGAATCAACACCCGCATTCAGGCCGCTGGAATTGATTTCTGGTGGGATGAAGATGTTGCCCTTATTTCTGGAAACGCAGAACGCATTTTGGTTTACGAACCCAATGCAGTTCAGCTGATCGAAGTAAGGAAGTACCAGGGAATGATGTGGTCAAACCCTCCCGGAGCTTCAATCTTCGGTGGACTTGTTCTTCCGATGCTGGCATTCGACGGAGTGAATGTTCGCCAGATCATGGTGTATTTCGATTACCAGTTACGGTTCAACGACTGTGCTGAGGAAATCGGATATGTAAACGGAGTGGAAGGGGTAACTCTTCAACCTGGTTACAACATGATTGTTTCTAAAACTTTCGATCTGTATCCAATTCCATCTAACGCTTATCGCACTGGCGATATCCTGGATGGAAACCGTGGATCCTTAGCTTATACCACCACCAACGCTTAACGCATTTCAGCAATGAACTGCCTAAGTGGACTGGTTGGTTTAAGAGGATGTTCACAAGGAACACCGGGGAGTGGGTTGTACGTCAACTCGCTTCCCGGCATTCCTATGGACATGCTGGACAAGATTGCCAATTCTGATCAGGATACGATTTCAGGGCTGTGGAGTGACACTCAGATTGTCGCACAGGAACAACTCCTGACGGATTTTACAATCCTGATGAGCGATAAGGTTCAACTGAACTCGATCGCCAGATCCTTTCAACTTCCAACCGCTATCAGTGGCAATGCACCCAGCGGAGCATTCGATAACGGATTCACGCTGGACTTTGGTTATGATCATCCTGTTTCCAGGCTGATGAAAGTGGGAGTCGATAAAATCGGCTTTTACATGAATGCGGTCGCTGCAGGGGAATTCGATATCAAGATCGTGGATTATGATACATCAGAAGAGCTGTGGTCACTCACAGTAAACACTGTCGCGGATCCATTAACGCAAGGCTGGAATTATTTCGATGTGCTGGAATCATTCTGGTGCAAGCATCTGAAGTTTTACTACGTCGCAAACAGCCAGGCTTCAAAACAGATCCTGCTTAATGAAAGTCTGAATTACCAGTTTTCAAGTTGCTACTGCACTTGCAGCTGCAATGATTGCCCTGGAAGAATCCGTGGAATTTCCAATGGAACTTTCTCGGATAATTATTCCTACGGGCTTACTGCTGCGATCAGCTTCGAATGCTCATTTGAAAGCGTGATCTGTAACAACCGTAAGAAATTCTCCCGGCCATACTGGTACCTGCTGGGTCATACGATCATGGCTCAGACATTATCCACAAACCGGTTCAATCGATACACGACCACTGACAGGAAAATTATTGCTGGTCTCCGTGATGATTATTTCAAAGATTACTCCGATGCGATGAAGGTTATCACAAACGGAATAACCATGAATGATGATGATTACTGCTTAACCTGTGATGCTCCTATAACCAGGGGCTATTACAACTTCTGATATGATACAGATTCGAATCGATGCTTCACAACCCATAAAAACAATGGGAGCTATGCTGAGTGCCGCTCAGGATAAGGAGCGCATGCTTCGAACTGTAGCAATCGGACTTCGAAATGTAATTCACGATCGCATTCACACAAAAGGACTCGATGCGAACCTGCAACCTATTGGAACTTATTCAAAGGGCTATATGAAAGTGCGTACCGGTCAGTTTGAAAACGCGACCAGGTTTAAAAAGGGAAAGAACGCAGGAAAGAATAAAGATTCCGGAGTATTCACAAAGCGCAGAATAAACACTCCGTTCGGAAAATCAAAGTTCGCCATTCAAAATATTGAGGAAGATAAAGTAGCCCGTCCGAATTTCAACCGGACCGGAGACACGAAAAAGATTGTATCACTGACCAGGGCAACGGAAAATGATTTCAAGGTTCTGGCTTCCAGAAATGGTTATGGACTGGGTTATTCCAACCCATTCAACCTACAGAAAATGCGCTGGCAGGAAGAAAGAGAAAAGAAAAAAATAGCAAGCATGGCTCCTGAAGAGCGGACCCTTGCAATAACAATAGCAAAAGAATACATCGGTGGGCTACCTAAGTAGAATCTGCGGACTTATCAATGATCAGCTGATAGCGACATCCTTTAAGGATTCAAAGTTCGCTGGTGCCAGGTATGATACCCTGGCAACGATCATTCCCTACGAGGATGAGGATAAGCTCCGGTTTCGCCTGGTGTCGCTTGAGCCGGATGGATCGGTGATCAGTGATGATCTGATGGTCGATGATAGTTATCCGATCAACCTTTTCCACATCGCAAAAGATTCTGTGTGGTTGGAAAGAAAAACGGATGAGTACGGTGATGAAGTAGCAAACTACCGTGTCACCAATATGTCGATGATCATTTTCGCCCGCAGAAAACAGATAAAGCTTGACGCTGATGATCTGGAGCTGCTGGTAAAATTCGGACTTCGAAACGGATCCTTCGAGGTTCCAAATTACGGAACCGTCGATGCGATTATTCAACAATGTGATTTCAATCAACGGCTGATTCTTGCAGAAGAATTCGGTCTTGAAAGTTATACCCTGGAACCTGAATCCGTCCTGATCAGGCTCAAATACAAACTCGAATGCAGCGTCTCTGGCGCCTGTGTTAAAATTATTTGTTGCTAAGTGCTTAAACAACTGTAAGAGCTATGTCTATCTATTATCCTTCAGACTGTACCATCAGCAATGCGAATTATCTCGCTAATTGCTGCCCGACAAAAGAAGGTGCACGGATACGCCACCTCTTTCTTCAGAAAACCACTTATGCATTCGTAGATATTGAGGACGCAACCGAATGGGAAACAGCCATTGCAGCCGGTAACATACTCATTATCCCGAATGTTCGTGGATCCTCTGATGGAGGAAACTGGACAACTACCGAAGGCTATGGCGATACTGCTGAAGAAACTGAAAGCTTTGAGGAAACAATAACATTCAACGATAAGAACTTCCTGAATAACGTTGCCAACTATAACACGTTGGCTCGCGGCAGCGGGTACTATCTTGGATTCGTTACTGCTACAAGAGGTTATGTTTCTTCCAATGCTGCCACCTTCAAGCCCAAGCGTCCGATATCATCTGATGCCAAGCAGAGTGTGACTGGTGAAATCGAAGGTAAATTCGTTCAAAGCGAAATGCCGATTCCCTTCACATATCCGCAGGCCATCTTCGACTGCTTCCGGATAATTACTCCGTAACCCGTGCCCTGTTTACCCGATGGCGGATCCGTAAATCCGCCATTATTATAAAATGAAAAATGCCACTGTTCGACAATGTATGCTCCGAAAGTTTTTCTGTTCAGGCACCGGCCTGCGTACAGGAGTATGTGGCAACCGGCCTAACTGCTGACACCGATTATATTGTTGTCGGCATTACCGCCAGAGGAAAATCCATCCCGCTGACAGAAGATACTTCGGATGGAGCTGGTGAAATTTCTTTTTCAGTTCCATCTGGTTACAATAACGTTTCATCCGGTCCGCTGAAGATATTATTCTACGATGCGGATGATTACAATGCAAACAGAGCTTTGTGTTCACCCGTCACGCTCACCATTTGCTCCGTTGAATATGGCAGCATCACCATAACGAGCTTTTATAACAATGCGCTCGAGCAGACCATTCACAACCTGTTTTGTCCATGCGTTTCTCCTGCCGCTGAAGATTTTGATATCTGCGACACGTATTTGCACAACACCGTTCCAAGGTGCGCATCTGAATATTTCATCGAAGGGTTTACTCCCGGTGATGAAATAATTGTTTACGGAATTTCCTCGCGAAATGTCCGCTATGATTTAAACCCAACCACCCGCGAGGTGGATGAAGATGGTAAGATAATCTTCACCATCCCGGTCGATCTCACATACGGCTATCTCATAATACAATTATACGATCTGGATGATTTTGAAACTGACGATGCGCTCTGCGAATATCTATCGCTGGATGTTTGCGGTGGTACTTACAGCCAGATAAAGCTTGAATTCACTGATAACGTTCTGGAAAACGATACAGTGCAGGTGGTTTGTTATTGTGACGGCGATGTAACACCACCGGCGGTGCCCTTGAATCTATACTGGGCACAGGTGCCACTGGATGGATTTGGAACTGGCAGCGGCAATGCTCCGGGTTATGGAGATTTTGCTGCAGGTGGATTTTCTGGGGCATCATTAGCTACATCATTACAGCTTTTAATTCCAGCTTCTGGTGCAGCTCTGGACATAGGAGATAGTACTATGACATTCTGGGTGGCGTTGCCAGCACCACCAACAGGATGGACATGGAACGGCGAACCAATCATATTCACCGATAATGGCCTGACTTCTATAAAATGCTTCACAACGGGCGCCTTTCCTTTTTCCGGTGGCACACCTTCATCTGATTGGCAGCTGCTTCGTGTTTCATCGGAAGCAGGAAATCATGAAGCGCAGGGAACTTCACCGAACTATACTGATGCTGGATATCCCGCTTTCTGGGCTGCCTTAGCGGTGCAGATCGGCGGAGTGGGGGCAGTAGGAACTATCGTGGTGGATGCGCTCACAGTCACTTTAACAGTTACAAACACCTACCTGACATGGGCTGATTCTCAGTCATACAATGGAACTCTTCCAACTGACAATAATCTGTTCAATTCAATCGCATGTCCATAAACCAACATACTATGAAAAAACTATTTCTCTTATCCCTGATCCTGATTACAGGATTTGCTCAAAGCCAAAACCGAACCTTTATCACACCGCATTTGCTTCACGATTTCGGGGAGATCGTTGTCGGTGGATATAACGGTGCTGCTACAGTTACACAGGCCGGAGTAGATCCTGCTGTTTACAAAGGAATGACCGTCCTGGGAACTGATCTGTACGATTGGGCTAACCTGCAATATGCGATGTACCTGGAACAGCAAACCGGAAAACTGATTTCGACTTACGGAACTTTCAAAGGGATCAATAAAATGGTTGACCTGGGTAAATACAATACCCGCCTGAAGTGGAAAGGAAACTTTGCGGTGATACAAACCTCGGGCACCGCTGCTTTCTCTGTTCTGGGAAGGCCGCAGCCTACGGATATGGCAGATGCTAACGTAATGATCGCGGCGCTTTATGATATCGAGAATCTTGAAATAAAATGCTCGATAACACAAACCGGACTCGAGCCAGGACCGACATACGGATCCCGCTTCACCGGTATTATTGTTTCAGGTGCAGCCACTGCGATCCATTTGAAATTTAACCTGGATGCTTCGATTATCAGCTCCTTTGCAACGAGCTGCAAGCGTGGTTTTGTTCTGGATGTACTGAATACTCCCGGAGCAACTTCCACCAATTCGCAATGCAACGGTTCGATCGTGGACCACTGCCGCGTTTATGCCGGAGCTGGTTTTACCTGTGACGTTGCTTTCGCAAACTACGGAAGCGGAGGTGTGATGTTTGAATCCTGCATTGCGGAAGGCAATAAAATAAAACGAGGGATCGAAATAAATTCCTTCGCCAATACCACCACAAAACGAAATTACATCAACAACTTCCATTGGGAAACTGTAGCTGGAACGCTGCCAGCTGGTCAAGGTGAAGCTGCAATATATCTCCGCATGGGCGGTGGAGTTGTTGAAATCGGCAACCTTAAAAACGATTATGCTTCTGTCATGATCGATGCCGGAACACAAGGTGGCTGGCTCACGATCGACCTGTACAATGTATCATACTGGAAAGCTCCCTCTGATGGTAAATACTTCTACAATGAACCACCTACACAGGGAGGCATCACCTGGAAGATAAGGAACTTCGACCGGTCGACTGCTCAGATCCTCTCAGGTTTCGCTGGCAAGGCAGTTACACAAGGCTGCTCCATCGAAAGTGATGCGAATAAAGTCTGTATTGAATAAACTCTTATAAGTGTACTAACAAAAACCACATTAAAATCATGAAAAAATTATTCTGTTTACTTCTGTTCTCATTGACGATGTACATCGTTCCTGCCGTTGCGCAAACCGATCCCACAGATCCAGCACCTCCCGGAATTGACCTTTCATTATTCTGGGTTTCCATCATTTCCCTGACCGCGATCGTGATGCCTTTATCTGGCTGGATCATCAGCCTGATAAAATTAGACGGAGCTGCATCCAGGTTTGTATCGTGGGCAGTGGCCATCCTACTTTCTTACACTGGCTACTGGATGAATTTCGGTTTCTGGGCAGACATGGGACCCATTACAACAGCACTCACTGGCCTGGGGATGGGACTTGTATCAAACGGCGTATTCACTATGGAGTGGGTGCAGGCTGTTTTAACTGCCATCGGAGCGAAGCTTCCCAAACATCGTTAATCATTTCATAAGTGTACTAACCCCGTTAAACCTCCCCCGGTTCACATGGGTATGTCAGATAAACAACAAAATTTCCTTACGTGGTTTCGGACCATTGCTATTTCTGTAAGCACTGCGGCCATTCTCTGGATTGGATCGATGCAGAAAGAAATGTACGATGCAATAACAAAGCAGCCCGCTATTGATAAAACCCAGAGTGATGATATCGCTGATTTGAAGGATCGGGAAAAGCGAAAGCTCGACCTGTATTTACAGACCAGCAACATGATAACGCTGTATGTCACTCAGAAAATAAAGGAAGCGACTGATCAGATGGTCCGGGTCGATTCGCTTCTGGAAGAATCAAAACTTTAATTCAATCAACATGAAAAAGAGATTTATTCAGGTAAAAAAATCCAAGAAAACAGGACAGTTTTACTGGGTTATGAAAGGCCGTAACGGTGAAAAAATGGCTCATTCGGAATCAATTCAAAACCGGACCTACTTTAAAAAACTCATGGAGGATTTTAAATCTATCGGCTTTGAAATTAAGTGGGGCAGCTTCAAATGAGTGGCTTTCTGGGTAAGATATTCGGTGAAGGTGTAGGAGCTGTTCTCAAACCTGTGAGTGATATCCTGGATGATGTCATAACTAACAAGGAAGAGAAGGCTGCTGCTGCAGCGAAGATTCAGGAACTCCTGAACCAGCGCGAAACAATGATCCAGGAAGAATGGACCAAGCGCGAAGGCCAGCTACTTGCCGATACCGCAAGCGCCAGAGATATGCAAAAGGCCGCACTCGCACAGGAGGATAAGTTTTCAAAGCGATTCGTTTATTATTTCATTACCGCATGGAGCTTATTTTCAATGACGTTTCTGGTCGGAGTAACCTTCTTTCAAATACCGGATTCATCTACCAGGTTCGCTGATACCGTTCTGGGCTTTCTGCTCGGAACCGCGATAGCATCAGTGTTTCAATTCATGGTAGGCTCGACACGTGGAAGTGGTCAGAAAAACGATGCACTCATCGATCTTGCAAAAGCTAAGAGTATTTCAAAACCTGCTGATGGCGCTTGAATCCAAGAAGAAATATCGATTTGACAAAGCTTGCACTGGACATGGCTGTCCTATTCGCCATTGCTGTCATCGTCATTTCGTGCTGAATTACCGGGAAGAGGCGGCTGAAGTTGTTCGATCTCCATTCATTAAAAAAGAGGATGGCACATTCAAAGAGTGTAAAGAATATCGAAATATATGACCCAGCGCGATCTATTAAATTCCCGGTTCGGAAATCCTGTTCTGAATCCTGCAAAGTTTGAAGCTCAGAACATGATTGTTTGGAAGTGCCAGGAAGAATTCCCGGAGCTTCCCTTTCCACGGATGTATGTGAACGTTTACATACTTCCCTTTCTTCGGGCGACATTCAAGGCATTACAAAAAGCGGGGTTGCTTCATGAAATAAAAACCTACGATGGTTGTTTCAATGTCCGGTATGTTCGGGGATCTACAACCATGCTTTCTATTCACTCCTGGGCTCTTGCAGTTGATTTCAACGCGAAGGACAATCCGCTAGGACTTACCCGGGAGCAGTGCATTGCAAATGGATTAACGCCATTCTCTGAAGCTTTCTTCCAGGTGTGGCGGGAAACCGGCTGGGTGTGTGGAATCGATTTTTCCCGTGGTGATGGAATGCATTTCCAGCGAACGAAGGAATTTGTTTAATTCCGGAAATCTTTTACTTTTGGTGTATGTACGACTTGCATATATTTGAAGTTGATAACCCTGAAGATATGTTCTTCTTATTATCATTAAATAAACATCAGGCTGTTTATACTGCACTTTACGGCCAAATAGCCTTCTATTATGAAAACACAGATGATTGTTTGCGGATAAGCGAATCGTTGGTAGAAAGACAAGAGTCTCGTTGCGAAAAATTATTTGGAAATAAAAAATAAACTCCTCATGGAGCAGTCTGCCCTTACTCAGCCCGGAGAAATCCGGGCTTTCTTAATAAAGCTTTGCCAGATCTTCAATGCTGGAAATTAATTCTCTTGTTTGCTTTAATCCTTCTGAGGCAGAATTTTTAAAGTTCGTTAAATCATCAGATCCTGAATCGTCGATGTTGGATATATTCTCCAATTGTGTATCAAGAAGTTTTTTTGCTGTTAAGGCGCCTGCCAGAATTGCTTGTTTGGTTTTGGGGTCAAGAGTTGCCATCGCTTTACGCTTTAAAGTACTTTAGTTAAAGCGAATATACAATTTATTTCATTAACATCCCGAACTGTTCATTCCGTTCTAGCCCCAGAGACTTCAGGTAAATCATGGTCATGTCCAGGGAGTGGTGCCGGAGCTGTCGCATAATCTCATAGGGACCAATTTTCGCTTTGTAAGCAGCGATTACACCAGTATGCTTCCATGAGTATAATGTCAGGTCCTTGCTGTAAGAAAGCGACTCGAGTAGTTTCGAATGAGCAGCACTTACTGAATTCCTTCCCAGCGGTACCGGTCCGGGCTTCAGACCTCTTCCGAACAGGTACCAGTCGCGTGGCATTTTGTTGTAACCCATCGCCTGCAATTCACTTAAAAATGAATCCGGGATCACAACCGATTGCTGCCGCTTATTCTTGCTCTGGTGCCCTTGAATAACGATGTGACCCATATCCATGTGAAGATCGCTCAACCGAAGCCTGAGCAGCTCCAGCGGCCTGATATACGTGAAATAGATGAACCTGGTAAACAACCTGAGCTCTGGTTTCATCACTGCCCACAGCTCTGCCTGTTGATCCATGGTGAATGCAATATTTTTCCCGACCTGCTGCTGTCGTTTCGGGGTGCCCTTGAAGGGATTTATATACCCTTCATTCCGATCCGCGTAATGGTTGAAAATAGCTGTTAAAAAACCTCGCATGCCGTTAATGGATTTGCCTTTCTGTCCCGCCTTAGAGAGTGAATCCAGAAAATCCCGGGCATCATTACGGGTGATCTCCTGCATCCGGATGTCCTTCTGAGGAAGCCACTTCTCAAAAGCATTGATCGCGTAAGTGTAGCTCTGCCATGACCGGTGCCGGAGGGAATTTTTCTTCCCATCCACAATGTCCCGGAGAACCTTTACGGCAGGAGGATCTATAATGGCGATTCCATCCTTTAAAACCAGGTTCATCTGGGCTACCAACTGACGACCAAATTCACGCCTTTCCGGGATGGATTTGATCCGGTTTATTCCCAGCCGCTTTTTGAAGATACGACCCTCATTATCACGCCAAAACACAAACCAATCCTTCGGGTTCTTGGTCGATAATTTGGCCTTCATCTGTTCCGGGTTTCTGTTCCGGGTAAAGTGTAACTAACTGATAATTAAATAATAAATTCGTAAAGTGCCCAGGACGAGATTATCTTAGGCAATTTTTCAATTTATAAACTGCTGATTTATAATGCTAACTTTTTCTGAAAGCTTCGTTTTTTACTGCTTTTTTCACGGCTGTTCCGGGTTTTTGTTCCGGGTTTTACGGGCCTATTTTCAGTCAGCATTGCCAGCTGCTTCTCGATGGCTTCCAGACGGGAATCTGCATTGGTAAACATTTCTCCTGTGCCCATCAGAAGCCAGGCAGGATCCACACCCAGCACCTTCACCACCTTCACCAGAACATCAACTGTACAGGCTCCTTCACCGCTATACCACCTAGAAGCCTGCGTTTCATACACACCAAGCTTCTGCGTGATCTGCCTGCGGCTCTTGAATCTACCCGATACGATCAGAACGTTGAGCACCTGAATCAGTCGCTGGGTTACAGCCTTGGAATCTTTCCCGATATGACCAGGCATTTTTGAAAATTAAAATCCATAAACTATACCTCCACCGTCAAGTCTCAAGCCACGCTGCTTCGTTGCTCGCTTATAGGCTGTTATCTGAATGATCACACCCATAATGCTGCATGCCGTTCCGGTTCCCAGCAGCACGTACTTAGCCGGACCAGCATTGGGATCATCAATAAATGCCATTGACATTAAACATGCGCTTGCTCCGGTTACAGATAATCCAGCCCCGTACAGGAACTGTTTATTATAATAATCGAGGTTGCCTACTCTGTAGCCATCCGGGATCTCTTGTGCCCTAACGGATATGGCGGTGAAGATCATTAGAAGGGTGGTTAAAATTGCTTTCATTGCTTTGATTTTTCCTTCAAAGTTGCGATAAATTTAACGGGGTCGTGGATAACACCATCTCTCTAATTCCTTTTCAAGTTGGCGATCAGTTCATCTTTCGCTCTAATCAAATCGTCTTTCGCCTTGATAATTTCCTTCAGGTATTCCACCTGATTTTGATAATCTTTTTCAACTGGTTGCATTTGCGCACCAGGTGATTTTATTTGGCTGTCTCGGTTGAAAAGGCTCACATCAAACTTCAAAAATTGTGCAATAATCTTCATTATATCGGGGTCGGTTGTGCCACGAGAAAGCATATGCGACAGGTTGGATTCCGACATATTCAGCTTTTTTGCTAGCTGCTCTTGCGTCATTCCTTCCTTTTTAAGCATTGCCTGTACTAACTTTTTGAATTCAGAGGGTTTCCTTTTCATTGTTATTCAACTAATTGACATTGTTGAAAACTTTTTTCAATTTAATTTGTCAAGTATTCAACAAGTTGACTTATATTTGTCAAGTATTCAATTCGTAAAGTCAAGGTTAAGAAAAATACAACATATAAACAAGAATAAAATGGATTTAAAGCAAGAATTGCTAAACCTGAAAGAGGAAGTTAAAGGCCACTTCAGTGAGATAGCGGACAAAGCGGGGGTCTCAAAGCAAGCGGTGTCGCAGGTCCTGAACTCAGAATATGAGAATGACAAGGTGGTTCAGGCAGCCATATCAACCCGTGACAAGTACCGGAGAAAGAAAGATCGTTTATTCAAGAAGTTGACGTCAACTGCATCAAAATGACCCGACAGGAAATCCTCGACCGGATAGAGCATATGCGCAGGGAGCTGGACCTGCTACGGTCGGTGCTTACCCCGCCGAAGAAGCGGCCACGGGCGAAGAAGGATTACACCCGTCAGATTCAGAAGTCAATTATAAAAACACGAATGGTATGAACCTCTTCCACATTATCAGCTCGAACCTTTACCCGGAGCCTTACGAAACATGGCTCGAGGCCAAGCGGAAAGAATACAAGGCGCTCTGCCAGAAACCAACCAGATCAGTTCACGACATGGCGAGGATCAAGGATCTGGAATCTCGTATTCCGGACCTGCAAAAATCGGTACAATGAACTTTCACAACACCTACATACGATACTTCGATGGTGATCCGGATGTGGATCGCACAGAACCGTTCGAGGATCTTCTCTCAGCGATCAAAGCTGCTGCCGACAGCGTGAGGGATAGATCTGCAACTCACGCACTCATTTACCAGGGAGAGCAGAAGCTTTACACAATGTATCCGCTGCATGCGAAAAATGTGCGGGAGCTCGGTCCGGAAATACTGCTTCAGGAAATAAAAGAGGGCAGCCTCCTGATCAGAAACCGCCCTACAGTTTAAAACTTCAGGAAACAAAATTATAAAAACATTTAAAACTTCAAAATCATGTCAACAGCAATTCAAACAACAGTCAACTTCTTAGATGGTCTGGCGGTAACCAAAATTCCGGAAGATCAGAGAGTGGCTGAAAAATTCATTACCGTGTTCAATAAGGTCCACGGGTCTAAAATGGGAGAAATGATCTATGAAACGGAGAAATACCACTTCCAGAAAAATCTCTCCCAGAATCAGGAACTACAAAAATGTTCAAAGGTCAGTTTGTATGGTGCGTTCATCGATATGGCAGTTCAAGGCCTGTCATTGGATCCAACAAAAAAACTCTGCTATCTGGTGCCTGCAAATGTAAATGTGGGAACAAGGGAAAATCCTCAATGGGAAAAGCGTGCGAACCTTGAAATCTCTCCTTATGGTGAACTCGGACTTCGTCAGTTGGCTGGCCAGCTCGAAGGAGCATCGGAGCCTATTGTAGTTTACAAGGGCGACATTTTTGACTGCGGAGAAAGGGACGGGAAAAAATTCGTGAATTATTCCATGATTGCCAGTCACACGGAGGAAGTTATCGGCTGTTTTTTAAAGCTTCTGAAAAAAGACGGGGGGTATGATTATACATGGCTTTTGAAAGAGGACATTGCAAGGCTGATGAAATATTCTGATCGTAAAAACAAAGGTAACGGTGATCTTTCAAAAGCAAATCCGCTTTATACATCTGGACCAGGCAGACAAATCGACTCAGGTTTTCTGAAAGCAAAAACCATCAAGCATTCTTTCAAGGCATATCCAAAAATAAATATCAAAGGAGCTTACTCCAGACTTGAAGCGACAGAAGAAGAAGGAGCTATCGATTATGCTTTACCGGCAGAGCCTTCACATCAAATCGCGCAATCGTCAAACGGTAACGGCACTCACAACGCTCAGGACCTTTCTTCCACAACAAACGGCAGCAGTGATCAGAATTCTGAAAGCAGGATCACTGTTGATGATGATAATTATTAATCACTAACATCTTAAAACTTCATAACAATGAATACCACCACAGCCGTGGCCACAGCGCCACAACCCTTAACACCTGATCAGATAGATCAGATTACAGGTATCGTTCAGCAATCAGTGAACGGAATGATTCAGATCGGACAGACCAGAGCAGCGAAAGCTCTGGCTGCATCGGAAAGAATTCTTTCTCAGGTTGCAAATATTCCGGTTTCACAAATCACCGATGAAGAAGATCGCGCCATCGCGGTTCACTTAAAAAAAGTGGATGATCTGAAATCAGCACTGGAAGGTGACCGGAAACCACTCACCGCAGCAATGGATCAGATCCGCAGCCAGTTCACTGCTATTGAAGCATCGCTCACGCTTGCAAAGATGGCTCCTGATGCACCAACAGCAAAGCTGGTGAAGATCCGTAATGACCGGGCTGCATTCATGGTGCAGAAGCAGCGAGAGGAAGAGCAGAAGCGAGCCGTGGAAGCAGGTAAATCAGCCGAACGGGTTTCCATCAAAGCTGATATTGAATTACAGGTTTCCAATCGCGCGATCGATTACGTTACCGAACAGGTGAGCAAAATGACTGCTGCTTTTAATTCCAGCACCCTTGAAAATCTTTCTGCACTGAAAGATACCCTGCAGGGATGGGACACTTCTTATCCCAGGTCTATTGCTGCACAGGTGAAAACACAGGTGCCGGTTCGCTTCCTTGACAATGGTGAAGTGGTGCAGATCATCAGTGACTTGGTAACGGCTGGCCTTGAAAAAGTTTCTGCTGAAGTAACCCGCCAGTTGGATGACCAGATTGAATCCTTCATGGACCGCATCGCATCCCGCAAAGCGGAGCTGCAGGAAATAGAAAATGCAGGAAAAGCGGAAAGGGCAAAGCTGAAAAAAGAACAGGAAGAACGTGAAAAGGCAGAAGCTGCAGACCAGGCAGCGAAAGCGCTGGCGCAAAAGGAACAGGTTTCCTCAGCGGTAAAAACTGATGAAGCTATTTCCCAGGCACAGATCCAGTTCGACACCATGGCTGTATCTGCGAACACTGCAACCAATGCGAAGGAGGATGTGGAGCTGCGTGTGGATTCAGTTGCTGGTTGGATGGAAATCCTGAAGTACTACGTGAAGAATGTTGCTCCCGGACTTTCAGCAACGGATCTGGAAAAGAAACTCGGATTCATGCGTAAGGATGCTGAGAAGCACTTCAAAAAATCCGGGGAGAAGATCGTGCACAAGGACGTTCACTATATCCCGGTTGTATCAGCAGGTAAAGCGAAATGAACCAGGATCCATACTTCAACCGGCAGGAGGTTTCAAACTCCGACCTGTCAGAACTCGCAAGGCTATTCCAGCGTGCCGACTATATCGCAGATGCATCCGCTGCATATCGGTTCGGCACGCTGGTAGATGCCCTGATCACGGAGCCGGATAGAGTGAATGAATTCCGGTTCACCGTTGACGGGGAGCAGTACACCCGCGAGGAATTCGAAACGGGGAAGGCTATGCGAAAATCCTTCATGAAAACTCCCATGTATGCCAGTATAAAAGCAATGGCAACTTTTCAGGAGGTCATGAACCGGGAAATGGTTATCGATTACCAGGGCTTTGAATTTACACTTCCTGTTCGCTGCAAGTGGGATCTGTGGATGCAGCTGCTCCGTTACGGAGGTGACATCAAAAGCACAACGGCAACGAGCCAGAAGCAGTTCATCGCATCCATCGAGCACTTTGATTACGATCGTCAGCGTGCCTGGTACATGGATATTTCCGGAGCTGAAAGGGATGTGCTGTTCGGTATTTCAAAGAAAGCTCCGCACAATGTTTTCTCCGTTGCCATCACAAGAGATTCCGATATCTATAAAACCGGACGGGCGAAGTACCAGGAGCTCGCATTCAAATACTGGTGTCTATTTCATAACTCTTAATCCATAAACCAATGTCTGAAGAAACAACTTACCCCAATGAAAAAATCACCGTGAAAGGCGCTTCGCTTTCCGATGATGGTTCCCTGTCGGTCACCTATGAAAAGTGGACCGAAAAATCTGAAACCGAAAGGTACATGTCAAGCATCGACGATGCATGCGATGCGATTGTGCACGATGATTTGCGCAAGGCATTGAAAAAATTAGTGAACCATATCTGTCACTTGTGCGATCTGAAGGAAATGAAGAATGTGCACATCGATCAGGAGCCTTCCGAGAAGTTGGATAACATCACTGTGAGCGGATTCAAATTCACAAACAAGGGTGGATTGATCCTGATCGGAGCGAAGCGTTTCAGCAATAAAGTTCTGAAGCTTTCCAGCCCGGAAACTTTCACTGATGACAGGGAAACATACCAGCACCTGGAGCAATTCCAGACTGATGTTGCCGATGTTGTTTTCGAAGTGGAGCAGTACATCGGCGGCAAATGTGCAGCGGTGCAAATGGAACTTGGTTTCGGGGAAGATGAGCACGAATCAGAAGTGATTGCTGAAAAAGCTTCTAAAAAATCAGCCCGTGCAATTGCAAAGAAGCTGAAGGAAAATCTTGACGAAGCCGGCATAACCATGTCGGTAAGCAAGGCAAGCTGATAGTATCCGGAGGGATGGCGGAACTGGTAAACGCGACTGCTGCAGCAGTTAAAAGGTATGGTGTAAATCCTGAGCGGATAATCGATTTATCTGCACAAAAATCAGGAGAGCAGAAGCCAAAGAAATATGCAGGTTCGAATCCTGTTCCCTCTACAAATTAAAACTTCAAAAACTAACACTATGAACAAAACTCAAATTTTTAAATCGTACATCGAATTTCTCGGCAGAGAAGATAAAACTCTGAATGGGGTGTCGCAGGAATTTGCTAGTGCAAATCCCGGATACGAAGTAGACAACCAAACAAACGAAGGATGTTGGAATTGCAGCTCTTGCAGCTCTTGCCGCTCTTGCAGCGATTGCAGCTCTTGCAGCTCTTGCCGCTATTGCCGCTATTGCAGCTCTTGCCGCTATTGCAGCTCTTGCAGCGATTGCAGCTCTTGCAGCTCTTGCCGCTATTGCAGCTCTTGCCGCTATTGCAGCTCTTGCAGCTATTGCAGCGATTGCAGCTCTTGCAGCTCTTGCAGCGATTGCGAAAAAATCGAAAACCTGACGGCAGCGGAAAAAACAAAAGGAGAGAAGCCCGTTTTTGTAATTCCTAGAA